GTACGGCCAAGTGGTTCTTAATAATCATGGTTTCACTAAGTCTTTCACTGAGCATTGCCTTATAATAGGCCTCGTAAATGTCAGAGCTGACTTAACCTATCAAAAAGGTCTCGATAAAAAATTCTCACGCCTCACTCGCTACGACCACTATTGGCCTAGCTTAGACGGAATTGGCGAACAATCCGTCACGAACGGCGAAATCTGGGCCGACGGCACAGCAACCGACGACCTCGTATTCGGCTACCAAGAACGTTGGAGCGAATACAAATTCAAACAAAATATCATCTCCGGACTCTTTAGGAGCGATGCGACTGCATCGTTAGATGCCTGGCATCTCTCTGAAGACTTCACAACGCTTCCCGTCCTAGGAGACACATTCATACAATCAAATACACCCATGGACAGGGCAATCGCGGTACCCGCGGAGCCTCACTTCATATTCGACGGCTATTTCAAAGTCAACTCAGCCCGTCCAATGCCTACCTACTCAATCCCTGGCTTGGATAGATTCTAATGCCATTATCCGCACTGTTCAGCGCCTTTGGCGCTGCATCAGCTAACAGGGAAGCAAAACGCGAGGCGCAACGCGACCGAGACTGGCAAGAGCGCATGTCTAACACTGCCTATCAACGCTCTGCCAAAGACCTCGAAAAAGCAGGTCTAAATCGCATACTTGCACTAGGCTCCCCTGCCTCAACCCCCGGAGGCGCACAAGCCCCGGCACCCAAAAACGCACTCGGAGAGGGCGCAAATACCGGCATCGCCGCAAAAATGGCGAAAGCCACATCAGACAACCTTAACGCCGACACCGCAGGTAAAGTCGAAGGACTCGGCAAAAAAGAACTTGACAACGAAGTCACTTCCGACATGCTCAAAATCTATCGCTCTATAAAATCAGGCATTACGCCTGTAATTCAAGGCATAAAACAACTTAATGCCCTTAGAAACATGCAACCAGTCCCCGAAGGGCCACTATCAACTACCGGCTTCCAACAAGCCATCAAAGGCTCCAAAGGCAAATCAAAGGTAGGCGGCACTAAAAAAGCCGACATCCCCACCATCAATATCCGAACTAACTTCGGCAAAAAAGGAAAAAACAAATGAGCTTTCTACCAACAAACCAAACCACAATCATTGACAAAAAAACAAAACGACGCAGAGTCGTTACAGTCAATAATGACACTTCAATGACTGAACAGTCACACCTTGAGTCAACTGACCTCAATAAAATCATGAAGAAACTCCAACAAGGCGTAGCCGGCGATTTCTTCAACAAGAACGAAGGCAAATACTCAGACGTCACTGCCGTCGATTATCACGACGCCATGAACAAAATTGCCGCCACTAACAGCATGTTCGAAGAACTGCCATCAAACTTTCGAAATAAATTCGAAAACAACCCAGAAGTCTTTCTAGACTTCGTCCAAAATCCCGTTAACCAGGACGAGCTAATCTCTATGGGATTAGCAACAGATAACCGACCTCAATCAGAGGTCGTAAAAAGCGAGCCAACACAGCCTGAACCTGCAGTCTAAATCGCGCTTAGTACATTTACCTCTTGTTATAAATGTACTAGGTGACACCCCCGTCACCAAAACACACCTCAAACCTAGCTTTTTGCTCTAAAAAATGCTAGTATATACATTCAATCAAACAGGAGTATCGCAGACATGAGAACAATAGAAAACTTACAAGCAGAAATCACAATTTCCAAATCAAATCTTCAACATTCTAAATCTACGAATATCACACTTCACTCCGAACTTATGGAAGCCTTCGAAGAAAACCAAAAGCTTACCAACATCATCAATTTAAAACAGAAAGATCTTGAAGACGCCGTTTCAAAACTACAAGCAATCAATCAAATATCAGATAACATCTACCCAAACAACGAGCCGGGGGAATACTAATGACCACCACTAAAACAATAATCACCCCACTCAAAAACCAAAACACCAGTAAAAATACATTGGAAAAACCACCAGTCATAACCAACACCCCCGGCGAGTGCTTGCAAATCGGACAGGACGTCCGACAGCAAGCGAAAAAGGGAAAACAACTATCACTTCCCCTAATAAACTACTTGATGGGGCAGTGCGGAAAACCAAACAAACCAGCACCACGCAACCGCACTGCCCCATCATTCAACATATCAAAACACAAAAATCACAAACACACCATTTACACTAAACTACTCCAGGAGTAAATCATGAAACGCAGATCTAAAATGTCTTCAAAACGCTCAAAATCAAACTTTAAATCCGGTACCGGATACTCAAAGAAGAACTTCTTCAAACCACTACGCGGTGGGTATAGGCTCTAATGCCATGCTACAAACCCATACACGCGTATCAAAAAAAAGGGGCTCCACTCGGAACCCCTACATTCAAACACTCCGAACGTGTCTCAGACCTAAAACACATTACTGTCCCTTGCGGAAGATGTATAGGCTGCCGCCTAACCAAAGCTCGCGATTGGTCAGTCCGCTGTACCCACGAAGCAATGCTACACAAAGACAACTCATTCATCACATTAACTTACGATGATAACTACCTACCAAACCCCCCCTCGCTACAGAAAGAACACCTTCAAAACTTCTTCAAACGCCTCCGCAAATCACTTCACAATCACAAAATACGCTACTACGCATGCGGAGAATACGGCGACAAAGACACTTTCCAAGGGCTTGGCCGCCCACACTACCACGCAATAATATTCGGCTGGAAATTCCCAGACCGATTACCCTGGGGAACATCCAAAACAGGATTCCCCATAGACAACTCCACCTCTCTCTCTAAACTCTGGCCCTATGGCTACGCCACCGTCCAGAACATGACAATAGAAACTGCGCAATACGTTGCGCGCTACACTATGAAAAAAATAACAGGAGAAAAAGCAGATGCAAACTACAGATACACCGATACAACTACAGGAGAAACCACTCTTAGACTACCTGAGTTTACAACCATGTCACTCAAGCCAGGCATTGGCGCAAAATGGTTCGAAAAATTCGGCCACACAGACTGCTACCCCAAAGACCACCTCACAATCAACGGTGTCAAATACGGGATTCCTAAACACTATGACGTTCTTATGGAACGTCAAACCCCCGGCTACATGGAAAAGATTAAGGAAAACCGTAAGATACATCTTGAAAAACATAAATCCGCCCTCACATCTCAAAGACTAGCTCAAATGGAGCTATGCAAACAACTACAAGTTGACCAACTACTCAGACTAGGAGTCTCATAATGCTAAAACAAATATTCAGTATCTTCGATACTAAAGCAAAAATCTATCTACCCCTCGTAGCCTTCAACGCTGAAGGCGAAGCCGTACGCACCTTTGCCGACGGACTCGAGGACAAAACACACCCCATGGGAAAACACCCCGAAGACTACACTCTCTTCCGGTTCGGACAATTCGACGATCTCACAGGAGCCTTCACCTTGCTTTCAGCACCCGAACCTGTATATAATGGCTTACAAATAATCAACAACGCAGAAGCCAACAATGAAGAGCCTACCATCAGCAAACCCTAAAGACTTCGGAAAAATAGACAGCGCGAACATCTCGCGCTCGTCTTTCAACAGAAACCACTCAATCAAAACCACATTCGATACGGATTACTTAATTCCTATCTACACTGACGAATGTCTCCCTGGAGACACCCACAACGTCAAACTCACCGCCGTCTCAAGACTAGCTACACCGTTATTCCCTTTAATGGATAACGTGTTCATGGAGACATTTTTTTTCGCAATTCCGTACAGACTTATCTGGACAAACTTCCAAAAATTCATGGGCGAACAAACAGACCCAGGCGACTCAATCGACTACACAATCCCTCAAATCACCTCCTCTGGAGCAGGTTGGGGAACAGGCTCAATAGCCGACTACATGGGCATCCCAGTACTCGTTGCCTCATTAACTCATTCAGCACTCTATCACCGCGCATACCATCTAGTCATTGACGAATGGTTCCGCGACGAAAATCTACAGGACTCATTCGCTCTTGCAAAAGACGATGGCCCTGACACACTTACAACACCATACGCATCAGTACGCAAACGTGGCAAGCGCCACGACTACTTCACATCATGCCTACCATGGCCACAAAAAGGCACTGCAGTTTCACTGCCATTAGGAACATCAGCGCCAGTAGCCGGAATCGGCGTGGACGCTGCTAACATATTCAATTCACCATCTATCTCTACCGTCAAAGACGCCACTGGCCTTACACAAACTTATGCCGACAACGCCAAAATGAACGACGGCTCACACACTACAAACTTCTACATAAAAGGAACAGGCAACTTAGCGAGCTCACTCCCTGACGTCTATGCCGACCTTACAAACGCAACAGCCTCTACAATCAACGAACTGAGACTCTCAGTCGCTATACAACAATTCATGGAACGCGAAGCAAGAGGCGGCTCACGCTATAAAGAAATCATTCTATCCATGTTCAACGTCCAATCTAAGGACTCACGCCTCCAAAGACCCGAATATCTCGGTGGAGGCTCATCCCTTGTTCAAATTAACTCTGTTCCTCAAACTTCAGAATCTAACACCACACCACAAGGTACGCTTACTGCGT